AGAAAGAGTTGACTCCTGAGTTGCATCTACACTACCTTGAGAATAGAATGCCTCTTCAGCAGCAGTATCAAAAGTACCTTTAATCTTACTATTTGTTGGACTACCTGTTAATCTAAATGTTGATGTTCCTGTTTCAAATATTGGGTTAGCAGTACCAGCAGAATCTGGGACATGGAAAGTTCCTATTAATGTTCCATTTTGATCTGGTATTAATCTAACATTAGTAACTCTAGCTTTTGCTCCTGAAGTTCTTCCTTCAAGAATCATTCCTCTTGCAATATAACCTTCATATTGAGGGAATTCATCTGATGATAAACTAAATGTATCTACATTTAATATTCTAGATGATCCACTATAAGTACCTGGTATTTTTGCCTTATCATATGGACTCTTAACAAATCTATCAGTAGGTTTATTAAATGGACCATACTTATGTGTTGGTGCTGCTGATCTAAATTCTATATTAGCAATTGCATTTTTATTATTCAGTGGTGCTTTAATGCTACTAGGCATTCTACCCCTAACTCTTTCATTGTTTCTGAATTTTCCACTTATCATTTCAATTTCAATCAACTTAGGAACACAGAATCTAGTTACATCCACTCCATCAAAGAAACCATAACATCTATTGTAAGGTTTCATAGATCTAGCTGTGAATTGTATATCTCTAGATCTCATGAAGTGAACTATATCTCTACTTACAACTCTACTACCTAAAGATGCTGTATCAATTTGCTCAATAACAGTTTTCTGAGTACCTGATCTTTGTTGTTGAAGACTGATACCTCCACTAGCAGTGATGTTATTTACAATTGAATCACTAGGATCTAATATTTGTTGATTACCAACATTAATACCATCTAATAATCCTTGAACTGCAGCATTATTAGAATTTCCAGATTGATTCTGGAATGTTTGTTGATTGTTGGATAATCCAAGATCCATATTAACACCAACAGTTTCCCAAGATTTCCAATCAACAGGAGAAACACCCATTCTAGAACCATCAGCAGCAGTAGTAATTTCAGCATTTAATGCTTCAGCTACACCCTCAAATGAACCCTCCATCATAACATCATTGGGTTTCATTTTTGTTACATCAATCCAAATATCAGTATCTGGTTCTAATTCAATACTTCCTCTATAGAACATAACAAGGAAAGGAGTTACATTCTCTACTCTAGTAGCATAGGGTTGGAACATCCATTGAACTTCATCATAATCTAAAGTAATTAATTTACCTGTTCTTCTAACATTAGTGCCTGATATAACAGAAAATTGACTATCAGTAGCTAATTCGTTACCTATTCCTTGAATAGCATTTGAACCAACTTGCATATTGATAGCAGTACAGTAATGAGATGGTCTTAATATACCTTCTTTTTTGTCTATACTGTTTCTAACACCAACTGAAGTATCTTGAGGTTTTAAATCTGTAAAATTATCTACAAAAATACCAGATTTAAATCTATTAAGTCCATTACCATCAGGTATAAACTTATTCATTATATCAGATTCAACAGTGTTTAAAGAAGTATAATATTCAATATTTTTAATTCTTTGCTCAAGTTTAGCAATATCAGACATTTGATATCGCTTATATTGTATGAATTTTACTTTTGCATCAGATGTCTTATAGAGATATGCAGGTGAGAAAACATTAGCAATGTTCATTGCACCATTTATTTCAGGTGGCAATTTAGGATCATCTGCAGGTGTTCCATAAACAACTTGTAAAGCTCCTGTTTTATCAATATAGAGTCTATCAGCTCTTGGTAGATAATAATTAAATCCAACAGACATTGATTCATCTGATGCTAATATATTTTTAGAACTATGTCTTGCACCACTATTAGAACTATCATCAAAGTTTCTTCCATCAAATTCAAATGGTGATCTTGCTCCAGCTGCAACAGTATATGGAGCTACTACAGGTCTTGCATCAACTAAATCTGATAATCTACGTCCATTGATACGTGTAATCTCTTTTGAATAATCAAAACTACCATAAGAGTTAACTGTGGTTATATCACCTGTATCATTAGTATCATATGTTCCTCTTGCATAATAAACTTTTAATCTTCTAGATGGTGGATCAACATCTGCTTTTCTAGTAATATTAGATATTCCATAAAATGCACTATTTTGTCCTGTTTTAAATTTAAAATTCTTGGTAACATTAGGAGATCCACTATTTACTAAAGTAACAAGAGCAGTAACATTAGAATCTTTAAATTTGACTATTTCATCAGGTTCAAATACTGAGTTGTTTAGATATACAAAACCTATGCTAATATCACTATTTCTAGTCAAATATACACCAACTGCTCCACTAGATTCACCTACAAATCTTTCTCCTATAATTAAATCACTTGTATTTGAATTAGGACCATCCATAGATCCCATGTTTATACTAGGACATGCAGCATCATTTGTATTAGTTGATTCAAAAATACCATAAACTTTAACAACATCAGGAACATTTAATGAAATTATATCATCTTGAACCCTAGTTCCAAATGGAAAATTACCATAAGTTAATCCATCATTTAAAGTATCACCACCAGTTCCTGAAGATGAGTCAGAAGATCTTACAATATCAACATTTTCAGATACTTTTTTAATTTTTGTTTTAGATACTATATTACTTTTACGTAATGTTGCTACTAATTTAGCAGTTCCACTAGCAACATTTAATCCTACAAATTGTGCTGTTACACTAGCGTTTGTTAATTTTAACTTACTAGAATCAAGTGGTATGGTAGCACCATTAGTGTTTATTAAGGTATATCTTTCCTCATCAAAAGGTAAAAATACTTCTCTATCATCAGCATTAACTAAACTAGTTTTAGAGTTTGTGATAGTTACATCAAACTGTCTTCTAATTATAATATTAGAGTTAACTAGATCAACATATTGAACATTATCTTTAGGAAAGACACTATATAAACTTTCATTATCAGATTTATTACCAGAACCTAAAGTTCTTTGTATTTCAGTTCCTACTAATTGTAAATTGGATACTTCCTCTGTACCACCAGATCCATCTCCAAGTACTGCGGGAACTCCACCATCAACCACACCAGCAACACTAGTCACACCAATTACACTTAGAGATGTATCAAATACACCTATGACTTTGTTAATGGTTGGTAGTGTTTTGCCTGGTCTTTTATATCTAATTAAATCTCCTGTAGTAACAATCCCTGCAAATGCATCACCAGCACTGGTTACTTGTGAAACACCAGATGTTTTACCTACACCAGCAGCTGCAACTCCTGCACTAACAGTTCCATTTCCAAAACCTAAGATTCTTTTAGGCATTAAATCACCAGTAAATGTTGCAACACCAACACTACCATATAATGATGCTATATCAGATATTTCATAGTTATGAATATCAACAACAAATCTATCATTATCATTAACACCATCAAATGATAATCTTTCACCTTGAAAGAAAGTTCCTTTTACATCATAAGCAGTAAATTGAGTGCTATTACTTGTTGCAGTTCTAAGGAAACCAGTAGCACCACTTGATTGTCCTTTTATATGAGTTGGTATGGGTAATGTTATTGGTTCATTAAGTACAAATGTTGTATACATTTGTAGATCCCACAATGATATATCCCACTGATTAGGTGCAGGGTTTTGAGTATTATATGAACCTGATTCTAAAGCAAAATCATATAATCTAGCAACACCTATTTCTGAACCAGCAGCACCTACATGTCCAGCATCATTTTGTCCACCAACAGCAACATGAGTGCTAGATGGTCTTTTTTCTGATCCAACTCTTTCACTTCTTAAACTTATTGTATTACTATTATTAAATCCTAATGTAGGTGATCCTGTGACATTATTTAACTGAAATGAAGGACCAAATCCAAAATTTAAAGATGCATCTTTGAGTGTCTTTACTGATCTAGGTTTAACAACATCAAAATTAGTAGCACGCATCAACTCAACATAATATCCTCTTACATAAGCTTTACCAGGTGAAACCTTGAATACCATTAAGTTATCAGTTGGCTCATTTCCTTGATCTGTTATTTGCCCATCATCATAAAGTCCTCTATTTCCTGTTCCATCATTTAAACATTCTCTAACTGTTGTAGTAAAATCTTTACAATAGTAATTACCAGATTCATCATATGTTCTTCTTGCTAATTCATCTGCTAAGTGATTATATTCTGTTATAACAGTGTCTTTTTCAAGAGCACCATTTACAACTCTAGTAAGTTCTACAAAATTTTCATCATTAAGTTCATCAATATCTTTTCTTGCTAAAGTTGCAGTAATTCTTAATCTATCAGCACCTGGTGCTGTAAAATTATTAAATCCTTGAGCATTATCTGATAAAGATGGATCAATATCTGCAGATATAATGTCCTCTCTTATCTTAAATCCAATTCTGTGACTTGAAGTATTACTGTACTGATCTAGTATTAAAATTTCATCATCAACATCTACAAAGTAACCTCTTAAGTAATAAACACCTGCAGACATTTTAAATGCCATTCCTCTACAGGTTGATTCCGACGATATAGTGCTTGCAAAACCTTCACCAGCTGCTATGAAAGTAGTTGCAAAACTTATATCTTCAACTGTTTGTAAAACTTCATTATCTAAAAATTCACTTATATCATTATTTCTACCAGCCCCTCTGTATGCAATGTATAAAGTAACATTACCTTTTTCTGATTCCTCATCTGTAATATATGTTACAACTTGTGCAGTTACGCCTGATGAAGCACCCTCAATTTTTTTACCTATTAATTGATCCAAATATAATGTAACAGGAACTCCTAAAAACTCAGAATCTATTTGTACACCAAAAAATTGATCTTTAAATTGAGAACCACCAGGTATTACTTTAGCACCTTCTTTAAAGAAGTGATTACCCATGTCTTCAATCTGATTCTGAAGAACAGATTGCATGGTTGTAAGTTCTCTTGCCTGAACAGGAAATCCAGGTTTATATAATACTTTATAATAATTACTAGACGGCTCAAAATCATCAAAATAAGGAGCAACGTTTAGATTAGTTTCCTGAGGCATGATTTTTTAGAATTGCAAGATTATTTTTAGGTCTTCCTTTTGGGACTTAGATCTGGTAATAGAAGGTCTGTTATCTACATATACCACTTCACCAGAATATTTTTTAATTTCTGGTTGAGCGATACCACTAACAAAATTTTGACCCAAATAATATGTCCTATTATTTATTACTGTTGAAACACCTTGGAATCCAGTGTCAATTCCAACAGCTACACTACCACCATTAATGGTATAACTTCCACCTGTAGCAGTACCTGGTGCCTCTATGAGGTGTGAAAATCTGTTCATCCTAAAACCATATATTGGATTAGGTTCAGCAAGTCCAGTGGATGTAAATCCAGCGGTTGTCCTATCTTGCCAATACTTTAAAACACCAGTAACTTGATCATATGATATCACTCTTCCTACAGCAGTAGACCCAATACCAACTGTTTGAGTAATAAAATCATCAGGATTAAAAACTGCTGAACTATAACCAGCACCTGTTAATCTTAATGCATACACAGCACTTGCTTTTTCTGATATTAATAATTGATCAGATCCTTGTGCTTGAGGATTTTTTAGAATACCAACTCTTGAGAACTGTTGTCCTGTAACAAAATCTGGGTTTTCTGAATCATTTTCAAAACGAGCATATGCTAGAGCATTTAATGCACCTAATTCTAGGTATATATCTTTTCCATGTCCACCTGGTGGAGGAATGATCACATTAAATGTAGGTGTGGTGCTTCCTAAAGGAACTCCACCTGCAGCTAAGTCAACACTACCAAAAGTATATCCAGATCCACCATCTGAAACTGTTACTGTTTCTACTTTTGAGTCATTATTAACAACAATAGTTGCTTTACCACCTTGACCATCTCCCATGATAGGGACATTTGTATATGTGATATTAGCAGTTCCTAGACCAACTCCTCTATTTGTAATAGTACAAATTTTAAGTTGACCACTAGCATCTGCATTTTCTCTTATAGGAGTATATGTTGCACTAGTAAACCAATCATCAGGAACAGGAATATAATCAGTTGAATCAAATTTTATTGCTTCACTTGGTCT